CATCAAAGAAATCCATGCCGCAAGATTCGAAAAATCTTCCAGCCAGGAAGGTTTTCCGAGTGTTGACACTAAACCCGAGAAAGTCTAGCGCCTGGATCAAAATGGGAGCAGATGCTTGTGGTAATATAATATCATCACCATAGGCATTTGTTCCAGCTCGTTCACCGGAGCAAGCGTACGCAAGAGCAAAGAAGATCAAACTTTCTAGCTCAAACGTATACCCATTTCCCATAGACGAGAACTTCTCCAACTTATGTTCAACCCCATTGACATCCGCGTACTCAGTACGAGGAAGATCAAGCAAGGATGCCCATTCGAAAGGAAGAAGTAACCAGACTAGTTCTCTGCTAACAGTATCACTAGCAGAAGATAAGTCAATAGTCGCTAAGCCGGTTTCTGAAGCCTGCTGAGCGAGTTTTTGATTCCTAGTTTGATCATTAAGATCCACACCAAAGCGCCTCAACTGCTTTCGAATCAAAGCTCCGATCCCCAATTGAACAAAAATGTTCAAATGAGGTTCGATAGCAATGATCCTATCAGTCTTGGCATCTTTGGGAACACATGTAACCTTAGACGCACACCGAAGAGTTACATCGGTGATTGCCGTCTTCCACAGTCGTGGTAAGATAGCACGCCAATAAGGATACAAACGAGGCGTCACATGCAACGAGCTTGTGAATTTTCTTGAAGGTGTTACATCACGTCCGGAGACAGATGTGGTCGCCCCTGGACCGAAACGCATGTTCGACTCCGCATATTGTAACTTATGGGCTGTTAAAGGCCCAAGGATTTGCCAGATGATGGCTTGGGCTCTTTCGAGAACCAAGGAAATCTCTGGTGACACCAAAACGGTGCCATCAACAAATCCGCGAAGTCTAGCATTTGTTTCAGAACAGACGCGCTCGGAATCAAAGAACTTTTCGAAAGCGTTCTTCTTTCTATCGAAAGAAGTATTCAATCGTTGGTTCTTCCTAAGGACTGAAACACACAAATAGTCATCCGCGAAACTTGCTGCATTGTCATAGAGATTTGGGTCAATTGATTTTTCAACCAATTGATCCCATTCCTCATACTTTGCTAACAAGTGACACGAAAGGGCTATAGGCGTCCCGATCGATTCCGTTAACTTCAAGTAAGCCTTACGTTCAATGACGTTCATTGAACTCTACTCCTCATAGGTAGTAGAACACGAAGCAGGACATTCCTGCCACTTAAGCGTACCAATCACACCGAACTAACTACGTTATTTAGACGTAGCCGAGACCTGTGAACCCCGAATTAAAGGGCCACATATCTCAGGATAGACCGTGACGACCGCCTGAAGGACTAGGGTAAGAATGGTTGCAATAAGCAACCAACTGTCCCGACGTCTTCTGGGCGCAAATGGCCGGTAAGAACCCTTATAAGGTTCTCCCCGGTCAACATCGCTCACGATCAACCCCAGGGAGGTGAGACGTCTACGATAGCCGCCTTAATGGCGTTATCGGAGAGCACAGCGTTGGTCAGGATCGCAAGGATGTCCTTGCGAACGGCCAACGGGGTACGTTCGTGAAAGGCAACACTGAAGTCGGCGCGATTGACGTAGTCAACTACGTCGACCCCATCGACTGTCTTCTTCACCGGATAGGTCAAGTTCACACTTGTCCTATTGGTGGGTCGGTTTTGATTCGAAAGGGTCGTTTGAACCTTGATGCGAGGCATCAAGACAAATGATCCAGACGTATCATCCCGGAAGACAGCGCTCCCGCTCGAGACTTGCTCGGGCTTGAACGTGATTGACACAGGCGTGTCAGCGCCGTTATTCACGGCGAAATTTGCTACTTCACTCACAGAGTGCTCCTTTAGGAGTATCGAACTTCAAAGGGATTATCGCTTCAGTTGCGATAAAAGAGCCAAGACATTGGCTATACGCGTAAATCCTAACGACGGTTTCCACGATGGTAACGGGGGCAATGGTAGACTGTAAAACACAGATCTAGCATAGTACCCGGTAGCATAGCTTTGACCGCCGAAAGCCATTTGCGCTGAATAGTCTATCTTGGTTGACACGGTCCCAGTTATCTTGTTAAGACCTATAGCCGCATCCAGGCTGTTAAGCCAATTTCCAATGCCGATAAGATAATCGACAAGGAATGAATACGGAAGTAGTTCCCAAGCAAGATAAATAGGATTCGTGTAGCCTAGACGGCTTAGAGCAAGCGAGTCATGCTCTATATAACAAACTACACGTTTCGACGTAGTCCAGCTCCACACCATCTTTGGGGTAACATTCATAAAGGCTATCGGAGACCAAGAAAGAACACCTTCATTGGTATCGTGAACCTTCAGAGTGACCTTACGGACAACAGGGAGCTGTAAACGTCGTTCTAACTCTTCTACCGAACCATAAATGTCCGATACAAGAGGAAGAATCCCGTACTGTGCTTCTAACCAACGGTTAGACACGGTTTGGCGTAGCTTGTTACGCGGAAGTCCAAGCAGGCGTTTAACCTGTTTGAACCTACGCTTACTGCCTAGGGAAGAAAGAACTCGAACGATAGTGTCGGCGTTCGTATAAAACATCTTCTGAGTCTGCCTGAACTCGAGTACGGCTTGAGCAAGGTTGACCTTCTGATCTTTGATTTTGAGACGAAGTTTCGTCACCCAATCAGGATCAGGGGCCTCCCCTGCCGAACCAACTCCAGCCCAGTAAGCAGGATCCCAGTCGATGTATCGTACGTAATCGCCATACATTCCATACCGGTACATAAAGTTGATAGGCGTTTTGGTAAGCGCATATCGAACATGTGCACCGTTAGGTGTTAGATTTCCTAACAAATCTTTCGGTTTCTTCCTTCTAACTGAATCGGTTTTAGACGTTTGTCTATAACCGGGGGACCAGAGCTCATAGTCCGACGTGGAACTACTGCCAGACAGCGAATTACCATATTCGAGACGCGCCAACCTGGGCGTTTCTTGTATGTAGCTGCTTGACATCCACGTAGTCCTTTCGCAAAGTCGACCTGTTCAGTATGACCAGGTCGAGGCACCAGTTCTCAATCAAGAGACCAATAGTTCCTTAAGAAATGACGATAGCCAATCTGAAACGAATGCAGCAGTTGCTGCCTTCGTAACAGATCGACATTCGACAATCTCTTTCGGATTCCGTAGTGAACATGAAGAAAACGCCCATAAGTTTGACGATGTCGAATCGGGAAATCAATCCCCGAATGACCACGAAAAACAGGTGGGCGTAATTTCCATGACACTGCAGTCTCCTAAGATATTCTTAAGGATGGTCTCGAGAGAGAGG